ATGAGTCTGCGCTGCAAAAGTTTGTTGATGATAATTGGCAAGACTTCAAAGCAAGACCTGTTGAAGAGATTTCATTCCCTCGTGGATGTAACAATCTTATTAAATATGGTTCCACTGCTGACATATATCAGAAGGGAACACCAATTCAGGTTCGGGGTGCATTGTTGTATAACGATCTGCTCAAGAAAAATAATCTTGACATGAAGTATCCTCTGATCAACGAGGGCGATAAAATCAAGTTTGTTTATCTCAAAGAACCTAACACACTAGGCGAGAATGTTATCGCATTCTCATCTAAAGTCCCTCCCGAGTTCGACTTACATAAGTATGTTGATTATGAGTTGATGTTCGAGAAGGCATTTATTGAACCACTAAATACTGTCGCAGAGAGCATCGGTTGGAAACCCAAACCAGTTGCCACACTAGAGGATTTATTTTCGTAATGTATCAAATTGACGTTAAAGAGTTTATGGACGCTTGTGAACAGCCCAGCGATGTTGGAATGAAATCAGCACAAGCAAATTTATATATGGATCTCATCAAAGAAGAATGGCAAGAAACCATTGATGGGTTCGAGAAGGGCGATATTGTTGAAGTCGCCGATGGATTGGCAGACATGGTCTGGGTAATTCTAGGAATGGCAAACACACTGAACATTCCTTTTGATGATGTGTGGCGTGAAGTCAAAGCATCTAATATGAGCAAGTGTGTGGATGGCAAAGTTATCAAGAACGAAGCAGGGAAGGTAATGAAGCCAGATACATATTTTAAACCAAACGTGAAAGAGGCATTGGGATTATGAGTTTAATCGAAAAACTACAAAAGAATTCGACAATCAAAGATTCGAATATTTTATCTAAATCTAAATTTTTTAATACGAAGGATCTGATTCAAACATCAGTCCCTGCATTGAATGTGGCATTGAGTGGTCGCCTTGATGGTGGTCTGACTCCAGGATTGACAGTCTTTGCTGGACCAAGTAAACACTTCAAGACTGCATTTGCTATGTTGATGATCAAAGCATATCTAGACAAGTATGATGATGCTGTTGTGTTGTTCTATGACTCAGAGTTTGGTGCGCCACAGGGTTATTTCGACAGCTTCGGCATTGATACAGACCGCATTGTTCATACACCAATCACAGACATCGAACAGCTGAAGCACGATGTGATGTCTCAGTTGAATGGTATTGAGCGTGGCGATCACGTGATTGTAGTTGTCGACTCAGTCGGTAACTTGGCGTCCAAGAAAGAAGTTGATGATGCGCTTGATGGTAAGTCAGTCGCGGATATGACTCGCGCCAAACAGATGAAGTCTCTGTTCCGAATGATTACCCCTCATCTTACAATTAAAGATATTCCCGCAATTGTTGTGAATCATACCTATATGGAAATTGGTATGTTCCCGAAAGCAGTTGTATCGGGTGGTACAGGTATCTATTATTCTGCCGACAACATCTATATCATTGGTCGTCAGCAAGAAAAAACTGGCACAGATATTACAGGATACAATTTCATCATCAATGTTGAGAAGTCTCGGTATGTCCGTGAGAAGTCTAAGATCCCAATCGAGGTAACATTCGAAGGCGGCATCAGTAAATGGTCTGGTCTACTCGACATGGCGTTGGAATCTGGTCATGTGGTCAAACCTAAAGTTGGTTGGTATCAAGTTGCCTCTGATGGTTCAGACAGTAAGAACTATCGCGCCAAAGAAACCTACAACAAAGATTTCTGGTTGCCGATCCTATCTGACAAGACATTCACTGACTGGATTGAACAACGATATTTGATTTCTACTGGTGCTATTATGCAAGATGAGGTATCTGACGAGGATATCGCAAACGCTTATGAGTAAATCCTTGACTTGTGACAGGTGTTCGCGTATAATACCTGATGATGAAACTGCTTTGGTTTTTCACAATACCGCCACCGAGGGAAATGTAATAGAACTTTCTGGTGAGGTGGCGTTGTGTGAAGCCTGTGTTGAAGATGTGAGAAGAGAATTTATTGATGAGAATAGAGACCCAAATTTTATCGAATCTAGTGACTAATGAAGAGTATGTTCGTAAAGTCATTCCCTTTCTGAAGTCAGACTATTTTACTGAGTCTGACGACAGGATTGTATTTGAGAAGATATTCGATTATGTTGCAAAGTATAATAATGCCCCAGCCAAAAGTGCGTTGTTGATTGCACTTCAGGATGACCGAAAGATTAGTGAAGACTTGTATGTTCAATGCGAGACTTTGATCAATGGGTTAAACGCCACAGATGCAGACGACAAATGGTTGGTTGATGAAACTGAGAAGTTTTGTAAAGACAAGGCAGTCTATAATGCTATTATGGATAGTATTCAAATCATTGATGGTTCGGACAAGGAGCGTTCAAAAGATGCACTCCCTTCCCTTCTCTCTGATGCACTTGCTGTTGGGTTCGATAATAATGTCGGTCACGACTACATAGAAAACTCTCTTGACCGATATGAATTCTACAATAGAGTGGAAGAAAAGATCGCATTCGATCTAGAATATTTCAACAAAATCACTGAGGGTGGTCTGCCAAACAAGACACTCAATATTGCTCTTGCTGGTACTGGTGTTGGTAAATCTTTGTTCATGTGTCACATGGCAGCAGCTTGTATCACGCAGGGTAAGAACGTCTTGTACATCACTCTAGAGATGGCAGAGGAACGTATCGCTGAACGTATTGATGCGAATATGATGAATGTCCCCATCGGTGATTTGAAAGACCTTCCGAAGAAGATGTTTGACGATCGGATAACTAAAATCAAAAACAAGATTGATGGTAAACTCATCATCAAAGAGTATCCAACTGCATCTGCTCATGCTGGTCACTTCAAAGCATTACTACAAGAACTGAAACTGAAGCGTGACTTTGCTCCCGATATTATCTTCATTGACTATCTAAACATCTGTAATAGTAGTCGGTTCAAAGCAGGTTCTAATGCAAACTCCTACACAATCATCAAGAGTATTGCTGAAGAACTTCGCGGTCTAGCTGTTGAACACGACCTTCCTATTGTCTCTGCTACACAGACGACTCGATCTGGATATGGTAACAGCGATGTTGAGTTGACTGATACCTCGGAATCATTCGGTCTACCTGCCACCGCTGACCTTATGTTTGCTCTTATAAGTACAGAAGAACTTGAAGAACAACAACAGATTATGGTGAAGCAGTTGAAGAATCGGTATGCCGACCCGACATCTAACAAGAGGTTCATGGTTGGCGTAGACCGATCTAAGATGCGTCTGTTTGATTTGACTGAAGAAGTGCAGAATCAAATCACCGATAGTGGTCAGAACAAAAGTAACGCAACATTTGATAGCGGCACATTCAGTACGAAAATGTCTAGTAACTATGACGATTTCAAAGTATAAATAGAGAACTATAACAGGAGAATCATATGAATATGTTTGATTTAATTAAGATGAAACTCTCGGAGCGTAAAGGTCACGATGGTGTCGTATTGATTGTCGCAGGTCTTGCATTCTTAATGTTTAAACCATTAGCTAGTTTGATTGCCATGTTTGCCATTTTTTATGGAGCGTGGACAATCTACACGGATGAGTAATGTTTAAGGTTTACGCTTTTTTAGCAGTATTCGGCATTGTCGGTGCGGTTTTGTTTGGTGCTTATTTCGAGTACAAAGACATGCAAAGCCGCATTGCCACATTGCGCGATAATAATGCCAAGCTGGAAACAGTAGCAAAGGCAAATATGGAAGCACTGCAAAAGTCTGCTGCATTTGCATCTCAGATGGAACAACAAAACCTCGCTCTCCAAGCCAACCTACAGAAAGCAGAAGAATATAAAGACCAGCTGTTGTCGAAGTTTCAGAAGCACGACTTGTCTAGATTGTCTCTTGCAAAACCTGGATTAATTGAAAGGAGGGTGAACAATGCAACGAAAAAAGTTTTTGATGATATCGAGCGTCTTACTGCTATCAATAACGATTAGTGGTTGTTCTATGTTTCGATCACCAGAAAAACAAGTGGTCGTGCAAAGTGTCGAAGTCGAAAGAAAAATTCCTCTGCAAAGTAACCCGAAACCTGTAACGCTGGGTGATGCAAACTTCTATGTTGTCACGGCTGATAACTGGGATGAGTTTATCGAGAAGTATAAGAAAGAGAATGGCGATCCGTGGGTATTCTACGCAATGGCTGTTCGCTCTTATGAGACGCTGGCACTAAATGTTGCTGAGGTTGGTAGATATCTCCAACAACAGAAACAAATAATCATCTACTATGAAAATTCAATCTCTGGTACAGAACCTGAACCAGAAGAAACAGAAGAAACAGAGGAAAAATAATGGAATTCATTATCGATCAACTAATTAATTTTTGGCAGTTTACTGTATTTGGCGTACTTGTTATTGTCGGCTTCATAATCAATCTATTTGGTGTTGATCAGGATGAACCCCTCGTTGGTCTGAAGTTCGGTGAGATGCCACATATGAAACCTATCACCATCCCAACCGCTGGTAAAGGATTCTGGGGAGCGATTAAAATGTGGCTACTCGGTGTCCGCACTTGGGAAATCTCTAAAGACTGGAACTACTCATTGAATGGCGAGAACTATGTCATCCCTAAAGGGTTTGTCTTTGATGGTGCTTCTGTTCCTAAATTCCTCGCCTCGTGGCTGTCACCGACTGGTGTGCTTCTTGTAGGTGGTCTGGTTCACGATTATGCTTACAAGTACACCGTGCTTCTGAAGAAGGGTAAGAAGGCAACTTCTGAACCAATGACTCAGAAAGAAGCTGATGCATTGTTCCGTGATATTGGCATCGAGCAGAATGGATTTCACTTCCTAAACAAACTGGCATACTGGGCATTGAGAATTGGTGGGTTTGTGGCGTGGAATGGTCACCGCGACCGAGACTGTAAAGCTATCTAAAAACCTCTCTCCTATAAATATATTAATAGGAGAGAATAATGGCTGATCATCACCCCGCAGATTC